CGGTGGAGGTTCGTCTTGCTAAATTTATTGCTGAATATCCTGACTTTCGTATTTATACTGAGTTGCTTGAGTCTAGTGCTACGCGTTTTATTGTCCGCGCTGCAATATATCGTACGGAGCTTGACGCCCACCCTTGGGCAACTGGTCTTGCTTATGAAATGGTTACGGATAGAGGCGTCAATTCAACTTCTGCATTGGAGAACGCGGAAACTTCTGCTCTTGGGCGCAGCCTCGCCAATGCTGGATACGCCGCTAAAGGTAAGCGACCAAGCCAAACTGAAATGGCTAAAGTCGTTGCAGCGGAAGCTCCTACCCAAAGCTTTAAAGAGAAGCTAGAGCAACGTCAAAACATGTATGGCGCAGCGGGTAGTAAATCAGGTCAAATAGAAACTATTTTGCGAGATAGTTTTGCAGCTGATAAAACTCCTGAACCTGTGGTGTGGTCAGTTGGTGAGGTTGTTGATGCAATAGGAAGCTCAACACCCAATCCACCGCCTGAGTGCGAGCATGGGCATACTCTTAAACAGGGTATCAGCAAGGGCGGAAAAACTTATTATGGCTACGTTTGTAAAGGTAACGTTAAAGAACACGCCGTTTGGGCAAAGCTTTCAGCAAATGGCAGATGGTTTTTTGAAGGGACTGAGTAATGGGCGATATGGAAATGATTGACTCAACTGGGGTTAGGGCAACTTTTACAGATAATGGAGTTGTACTAGATGTAGTTCCATTGTCAGAGTGTTGTGAAATGTGTAATGACCCAAGGCTAATAACCATAGACGGTATTAAAAAATGCGTTGCCTGTGGTTGCATTAACCACATTGAGCTAAACCATCATGGCTGAACCAATCCGTCAGGGTTACGGTGATGGCAAAAAAGAAAAGTTGGTGGCTGCTTGGCTGGCTGCCAACTTTCGTTGGGAATTATATCCAACACCTAGGTTTTACTTTGTGGACTTCCTTGTTAATCAAACTAAAGAGGGTGGTTACGCAAATTACATTGGTGGGCTTGAAGTCAAATGGCTTAACAAGTCAATAAATGATGAGGTTAAGTTCCCTTTACAAAAGCTTCAAAAGATGTGGCTAACTGAGCCTGTTGATGATGAACCACAAGCATTTAACCGTATCTGCATTAGATATAACGACGGCGTATTGCTTGCCCCAGCTAGTGCCTTTAGGTATGGCAGACCTGTTTATGGGTTAACTAGAGCTGATACTAATGAGCATGACTTCAATGTTGTATTTACAGCTGCTCAGGACTTGACTAGATACATAATTAACGCCGTGATTGATGAGTGATTTAACGTGGGTATTTAAATGTAATAAATGCGCTCAACCCATGCTTTTCCATGAATTAGCGGATTTTGATGCAGGTCAAGAACATGTAGTTGTTATGTGTGTTAAGTGTGAAAACGCAGGGGTAAAGGCTAGAATTGAGGCTATGACTGATAAATCAGTTGTCCGCTGCACAAAATGTGGGGCATGGAAACTTGAAAGCGGCAACTGTTACACATGCAAAAAGATCAATGCCCAGAGTGCCTAGGGTATAACACCAACACTATCCAAGCTGGTAGGGAGTATTTACATGACTGCAATAACTGTAAACATGAGTGGGTTGAAGGTTACGGATAATCATGATATTGATTGGGTTTACCAAAACAAGTTAAGAGAACAATGGCTAAAAGATAATCCACAGGCTGTGTATATTGGGTGGACTTCAATATGACTTGCCGTCTGACCTGCGGTTTTGTCAAGGGTTATTGACATGGGTACTACACTATCAGCAAGCGACGCGCCTTTAAGCGCGAACGCGAGCCGCTTCAGCGGATTGCTCGCGAGTTCGTTGCTGCTAGTTATTGGGGCAGCTCTTTGCTTAATGGTATTTAGCCTTTATTCTAAAACAATTGATTCCTCTTTAGCCTTATCTAAAAAGCCTGTTGTTATGATTTCATTTAAAGAATACGCATTGTTAAAGATAGAGAGTAATAAGCAGTACAAGTGTTTGGCTATCTTGTATGGTAAAGAAAGTGCGTGGAATCCTTTAGCTGTTGGTAACTTAGATGGTACTCATAAGGTGTATGGCATACCGCAAGGAAAGTCAGTCTATTTAAGTAGAGTTGATGGTTACAAACAGATAGACTGGGGACTGTCGTATCTAGCACACAAATATAAATTAGATAATGATGGTTACATTAATGCGTGTGCTGCATTAGATCATTTCAAGAAATGGAATTGGCATTAGTAAAAAAGCTTTAGGAACTGCTCGTTGGAAAAAGACTAGGTTATCTGTACTCATGCGAGATGGGTGGGTGTGTAGCTACTGTGGCACAAACTTAGATGAAACCAATGCAACAGTTGACCATATACAAAGCCGAGTTAGTGGCGGGGACATTTTCAATTTAGAGAACCTAACCTCAGCTTGTAGGCGATGCAATCAATCTAAAGGCGCACGAATTAAACCGCGTTTTTTAAGCCCCTATTCTACCCCCCCTGTCTTTTCAGGCGTTCCTCTCCCTGAAACGGTCATGACGAAGCCGCCAAGCCCCTTTGAGAAGCCATGACAAGCCATTTAAAGCCCAAACAAACTAAGGTTGACGTCGCGGGACGAGGGGCAAAGAAAAAACCGCTTATAGGGGCTGTAAAGCCTCGTATTCACACGCCTTTCCTAAAATCAGCTAGTAGATTGCCCGAAGTTGTAAAATTTTTGGAAACTATCAACATTAAATTGTTACCTTGGCAGGAATTTGTGCTTGAGGATATGTTGCGAGTTACAAAAGAAGGAAATTTTGCTAGACGTACTAACTTGTTAATAACCCCCAGACAAAATGGCAAGACTGAACTAGCTAAAGTAATGATCTTGGCTCATTTGTTCGTTTTCGGGTCTAAGAACATAATTGGCTTGTCCTCTAACCGATCTATGGCATTTGATGTCTTTAGAGCAGTTGCAAACACCATTGAGGAAAATGATGTGCTACTTCATAAGGTTAAGGCAATTAGATACACAAACGGACAAGAGTCAATTACTTTAAAAGACAATAGTCGTTATGAAATTGTTGCAGCCACTCGCGACGGTTCTCGCGGAAAACATGCCGATCTGTTATTTATTGATGAGTTACGAGAAATCTCAGTTGAGGGGTTTCAAGCTGCTGTTCCAACCACTAGAGCTAGACCAAACGCCATGAGTCTTTATTGTTCTAATGCGGGTGATGCGTTTAGTACGGTGCTTAATGATTTACGAAGTAAAGCAATGGAGTATCCAAGCCCTACATTTGGGTTTTATGAATATTCTGCTCCTATGTCTATTAGACAAAACTTGCACGACCGTAAATTATGGGCAATGAGTAATCCCGCCCTTGGTCATACGATTTCAGAGGAAGCCATTGAGGAAAGCATTGCAACAAATTCTATTGAAGCTACTTTAACTGAAACGTTTTCGGTTTGGATTGATTCTCAAGTATCGCCTTGGACTTTTGGGTCAATTGAAGCTTGTAGTAATTCTGAACTTGTTTTGCCTGTTGGAGCAATGACGGTTATGGCTTTTGATGTTAGTCCGTCAAAACGCACAGGAAGCCTCGTTGCCGCCCAGATAGTTGATGGCAAGATTGGTGTCGGGTTAATGGAAACATTTAGCTCTGAAATTGCTATTGATGAATTAAAAATGACTCAAGCAATACATGATTGGGCTTTAAAGTACAGACCTGTACAAATTGCTTACGATAGATACGCAACTGCCTCTATTGCACAAAAATTAGCTCAACAGGGTCATAAATTAATTGACGTAAGCGGACAAGCGTTTTATCAGGCGTGCGGGGAACTTGCTGACAGTCTTACAAATTCAAGGCTTGTTCATAGCGGGCAACCTGAGTGGGTTCAATCAATGAATAATGCAGCTGCTAAATATAATGACAGCTCTTGGAGAATTATCCGCAGAAAATCCGCTGGAGATGTAACTGCCAGCATTTCAACCGCAATGTGCGTTCACTTGCTATCAAAACCAATTTCCGTTCCGATGATCTACGCATGACGGTCAAAAGTGATATAATTCTCTAATGGGATTTTTCCGAGATTTAATTAAGCCAGAATCTAAACCACAAATAACCGCGCAACTTGCTCCGCCTGTTGTAGCTGACCCTTTTAATTTTTATTCGCAATTTACTCCGTTCCAATCAGTAGGACGCGAGGAAGCTATTTCCGTCCCAAGCGTTATGCGCTGCCGCAACTTAATAGCCACAACAATTGGCACTATGGAACTAAAAACTTATTCCAAGGCAACTAAAGAGGAATTACCAAATTTACCTTGGGTTAATCAATTATCTAAATCAGCACCTAACACAATTATTTTAACCGCAATTGTTGACGCGTTATTTTTCTACGGAACTGCGTATTTAGAAGTAACTGAAGTTTATCAAGACGACAATCGTCCAGCGCGTTTTGATTTTGTTAATAACACTAGAGTTCAAGTTCAATTAAATAAATTAAACACTTTTGTAGATTTTTATACAGTTGATGGACGCGAAAGACCAATGGCGGGAGTTGGCTCACTCGTCACAATACAATCGCCTGTTGATGGAATTTTACATGCTGGCGCACGAATTTTAAGATCAGCAATTGATTTAGAAAAAGCTGCTGCAAACGCCGCTTCAGTTCCAACTCCAGCGGGAATCTTGAAAAATAATGGCGCGGACTTAGGTGAAAAAGAAGTTGCAGGTTTATTAGCTGCATGGCGTCGCAGTCGCGCAGAAAGATCAACTGCATATTTGACAGCGTCGTTGGAATATCAACCAACAGCCTTTTCACCGAAGGACATGACCTACAACGACTCAATTTTGATGATGTGTACTCAAGTTGCCAGACTTTGTAATGTTCCTGCTTATTATATTTCTGCGGAAATGAATAATAGTTTAACTTATTCTAACGTCCAAGACGAAAGACGTCAGTTTGTAGCTCTATCCTTGCAACCTTACGTAAGCGCGGTAGAAAGTCGCCTAAGTATGGACGATCTTACGCCCGCCACACAATTTATAGCGTTTGACATGGACTCAGGATTTTTAAGAGCCAATCCACTAGAAAGATTAACTGTTATTGAGAAAATGCTTCAGCTCAATTTGATTTCAGTTGAGGAAGCAAGACAAATGGAGGAATTATCACCAAATGGAAATAATTAATTTTAGTGCAGATTTAGAGGCTTCAGAATCTCGTAGAATCATTGCGGGAAAAATTGCGCCGTACGGTAACGAAATTGGGAATACCTCAGTTGGCAAAGTAATTTTTGAGGAAGGTTCAATCGCAATAGATGAGCCTAAAAATGTTAAGTTGCTTTTAGAGCATGACCCAAAAATGCCAATTGGTCGCATGAAAAACGTAACCGAGGATTCAACTGGAATTTATGCTGAGTTTAAAGTCAGTAACACCACTAGGGGAACTGATAGTTTGATTGAGGCGGCTGAGTCGCTACGTTCTGGCTTGAGTGTTGGAGTGGAAGTATTAAAAGGAAAAAACAGTAACGGAGTGTATCGCGTAAGTGCTGCACGTTTAATGGAAGTTTCGCTAGTACAGGCAGCCGCATTTAAATCTGCTGAAGTAACTAGCGTTGCTGCGTCTGAAAATACAGAGGCAGTTTCAACCGAAACCAAAACAGAAAAAGAGGAAATTGTGGAAAACACAACTACTGAAACTGTTGCGACCGAGGTAGTAGAAACCCCAGCGGTTGAAGCTTCTCGCCCAACAATTGCAGCACCTATTTACACTCGTCCTCGTCTTGAGTTCACAAAGGAAAAATTCCTAGAGAACACATTACGCGCACAATATCTAAATGATGATTCAGCTCGCGAGTACCTACGCGCAGCAGCAGATACAACTGACAACGCAGGTTTAATTCCTACACGTCAATTGACTGAGGTAATTAACCCACTTAGCAACGCAGACAGACCGTTTATTGATTCTATTACGACTGGTGCGCTTCCTGATGCTGGCATGACTTTTGAAATCCCTAAGTTAACTCAAGTACCAACAGTTGCCGAAACTGCTGAAGGTGCAGCACCATCACAAACTGACCAAAATGTTTCCTTCTTGAGCGTAAATGTTAAAAAATACGCTGGACGTCAAATATTTTCCGTTGAGCTATTGGACAGGTCGTCCCCAGCATTTTTCTCAGAGCTAGTACGTCAAATGGAGTTTGCTTACGCAAGCGCAACTGACGCAGCTGTGGGTGCAACTCTTTCAGCAGTTGCAACAGATGGCGGCAACCGAACAATGACAGCAGCAAATATTCAAGATTTTATTGCTGACGCAGCTGTTTCAGTTTATTCTGGAACTCTTGGTTTTGCTGAGAACATTGTTGTATCACCTGAGCAATGGGGCGCATTGATGGGTCTAGTAGATGGTTCAAACAGAGCTGTATTTACTCAGACAATTAATCCTCAGAACGCTTCAGGAAATCTAACTCCTACAAATATCCGCGGCAACATTGGTGGATTAAACCTCCGTGTTTCTCGCTATCTAGGTGGAGTAGGCGACGGTTCAATTATTGTTGTAAATCCTCAGTCCTTCACATGGTATGAGTCAACCAAGTATCGTTTGGAAACCAATGTAATTTCAAGCGGTCAAATTGACGTTTCTTACTATGGCTACGGCGCGATTGCCAATAAGGTAAACGCTGGAGCTTACAAGTGGATGATTGCTTAATCTTTCCTAACTAGGAAAAATCCGTTAAGGGGCGTTGGAAGCCTTCGCCCCTTAACTTTTAAAGAAAGGAAAATACTTTGCCAGCCACATACGTTACCGAAGCCGAACTTAGAGCAAATTTACAATTAGGAAATTTGTATTCGTCAGCAACGGTTGAGGAAGTCTGTCAGGCTGCCGAAAACGTAATTAAAAGCTATTTGTGGTTTAATAAAGCTTACATTGCTGTAACAGAATTAAACAGCTTAAAGGCAACTGTTACAACAGTTGAACCTCATGGTTTTGTTGTTGGTCAAAGCCTAGTAATTTCAGATTCAGGCGCGGTGTTTAACGGAACTCGTACAATAACCGAATCTACAATTTATACTTTTTCTTTTACGGTTGCTTCAGGCGCAGATCAAACAAATCATTTAGTTAGACCTTACGGAGTTGCAACAGGGTCGTTTCATGGCACAGATTATGCAACAGTTCCCGAAATAAATTTGGCTACCCTTATGGTGGCGACTGAAGTCTGGCAAGCCAAACAAGCTGCTAATGGCGGCGCACTAGACCCTAATTTTCAACCATCACCCTTTAAAATGGGTTCAACATTGATTGCAAAAGTTAGAGGCTTAATTGCGAACCACTTAGCTCCCAATGGACTAATAGGCTAATGACAGTTGCCGTTACAACTCTCAGAGCTTCCATTGCGTCCGCGCTAAGTAATGCGGGGGTGTGGGACACGTTCTCTTATGTGCCAGCCACACCCACCGCCAATAGCGTTGTTCTCAGGTATGCCGACCCAATGCTTGAGCCAAGCAACAATCAATACAATGTTGGGGCAAAGGCAAACTTTACAATAACCTGCATAGTCCCAATGCTAGACAATCAAGCTTCATTAATTGCGTTAGAGGAAATGGTTTGCGCGGTATTTTTAAAACTTGTTGCGTCAAGCCTTAAATTTAACATTGAAAGCGTATCTGCGCCGTCGGTATTGCAGGAAGCTCAAGAGATGATGGTCAGCACGATCAATATAAGCACACTAACAACTTGGAGTTAAATAATGACACTTACAGACGAGGACATTGCCTTTCTTAAAAAGATCGGTCAAATAGCAACACAAGACAAGCCAAAACCAACAATCACCAAGAAAGACGAGGAATAATTCATGGCAACGTTTTTAAATAATAAAGTTGGATTTAAAGTTAACTCTGTTAACTTGTCTGACCACGTAACAGCTTTCACCCTTAACCGCGTTCTTGACCAAATTGAGATCAGCGCGATGGGGGATACCGCACACAAATACACAACTGGATTAGCGGCTGACACAATCACCGTTTCATTTTTAAATGATGATTTGGCTTCGGGCGCAGGTTCAGTAAGAGCTACACTACAAGCCGCTTTTGGTACAACAGTTGCTTTCCAAGCAATTCAAGATACTGCCAGCGCGGTTTCAGGAACAAACCCACTTTATTCAGGTACAATTCTTATTGACAATCTAACCGATATCAATGGTGCGGTCGCTGATATAGGCATGATGGATTTAACTTTCACATGCAATAGCAAGACAGCGTACGCAACTACTGGTACTTGGTCATAACAAAGGACTAAAATGATTAAACTTAAAATAACCAAGGCTTCAGGTGACGTTTCTGAATATGAAATTACACCTGTTATTGAGTTCGCGTTTGAAACTCACTTTAAAAGTGGTTTTCATAAATATTTTAGAGATGAAGAAAAACAAAGCGCGGTCTATTGGTTGGCTTGGGAAGCTGAAAGGCGCAATGGCGTAACTGTTGTGCCTTTTGGTGATAAGTATTTGGAGCAGCTTGTTAAAGTAGAAATTCTTGACGCTGACTCCCCAAATGGATAACGCGGGATTCCTTTCACTACCTCGTTGCTAGGTTAGCAATAACAACAGGACTTCCGCACCAAACGTTTATTGATATGGACAGGGATTTGTTAAAGGCAACTTTAGCGGTTCTCAAAGACGACGCAAAGGCTAGGGAAAATGCCAGCAGAAATAAAAGGTTTAATTGAGCTTCAAAAAGCTCTTAAAGATTACGCCCCTGCCCTAGCTGTGCAATTAGACGATCAAATGGCTGTCGCCCTTGGTGGCGTAGTTAAGAAAGCCCAAGATTATGTGCCTAGCAATTCGCCTTTAAGCAACTGGAATTACAGACGACGATCTGAATTCTACTTTGATGCTCAAGATAATAGATTAAGAAAGTTTCCTTTATTTAACGCCGCAACTGTTGTTTCAAAAATTCAATATAGTTCAACCCCACGCAAAACTAATAGACGTGGATTTAAAGCTGTTTATTACATAATTAACAAATCTGCTGCGGGTGCTATTTATGAAACAGCTGGTAGAAAAAATCCTTCAGGTCAGCCTTGGGTTGGTCGTTTAGGCGACCCACGTCAAAAAGATATTAGTCGTTCAAACAATCCTCAAGCGGGTTCAGATTTTATTCAAGCAATGGGCGAGTTAAAGCAAGGCAATATTGAAAGTTCTACAAAGCGCGGTCGTTATATGAAAGGTCGGTTGATCTTTCGGGCTTGGGCTGAGGACGGTGGCAAAGCTAACGCAGCCGCTTTAACTGCTATTTACAACGCTAACGAACAATTTAAAAAGAAACAATATTTTAGGAAGGCGTCACAATGAGCATAGTAATTGATATTGCCGCGCAATTTACAGGCAAGAAAGCATTTACTCAAGCTGAGAACGCTGCCGATAAACTGGCTAGAAACGTTAAACAAGCTCTCATTGGTGTCGGTGTTACCGCTTTTGCTAAGTCAACGGTTAGTGCGTTTGCTGCTCAAGAAAAGCAATTAGCACTCTTTTCAAACTCGCTACGCAACATAGGTTTTGAGTTTGCAACCTCAGACTCACTAGCGTTTTTGAACAGTTTAAAATTACAATATGGAGTTGCAGATCAGCAGTTAATTCCTGCATACCAGCAATTACTAACCACAACCCGAAGTCTTGCAGCCTCACAAAACCTTACCAACATTGCATTAGATATTGCTGCTCGTCAAAACATTAGCGTAGCCCAAGCCGCAGACGCTTTAAGCAAGGCTTATCTAGGAAACACAAAAGGCTTAAACGGATTAGAATTAGGTTTAAGCAAAACAACTCTTGCTTCAGGTGATTTCGCTTTAATTCTAAAAGAGATAACTAACATTACAAAAGGTGCAGCATCAAGAGCAGCTGATACTTTCTCTGGCAAACTAGCCAAATTAAAAGTTGCAGCCGACATGGCTAGAATTAGTATTGGCGCAGGTCTTGTTGAAGCGATTATGCGAATTAGCGGGGCAACAGAGATAGATGAATTACAGACAAAGATTATTAATTTTGGTGAATCTACTTCCCAAGCGTTAATTAGAATAGGGCAGTTAATAAAAGATAACATTGTTTTGGTTAAATCTTTTGCAGCTGTGTTACTTGCTGCCTTTACAATTAATAAGATAGCCGCCTTCATAACAGCATTAGGAACAATTGTTAAAACTGTTAAAGTTCTTAGAAACGCTTTACTAGCTTCAGCAATTGCTAGGAACTTCCTGTTTAGCCCATTAGGCGCAGCTGCTATGACTGCTGGCATGTTTGCCGCTATTGGCTTAATGATTAAAGGCGTTGACGCAATTAGTGAATCTGCTACTAAAGCAACTGGAAACCTACAAAGCATGTTTGCCGCTGGCGGTTCAATGGCTGGAGGCGATCAAGGCGGTGCGGCTAAATTCGCCGAGGGTGCAGCTGCTAGAGCTGCCAAGGAAGCCAAGGCTGCCGCACTTGCCCAATTAAAGGCAACTAACGCACAAACCAAGGCTATTAAAGATCAGGCTAAACTTAAAAAGGCAAGCGGCTTGCTTGACATGGAACAAATACAAATCATGGCAGCCTTGCAGAACCAATTAACCGAGGACGAGAAACTTAGACTATCTTTACAACTTGCTTTACTTACAGAAAACGCAGCTGAGGCAGACCGTTTAAGCAATCAATTAGCGTTATCACAATTACAAACAACAGGCTTAGCAAGAGCAATTCAAAACTTACCACCTGCCCTAAATCCTTTACAAGATTATCCTAATTATATTAACAAAGCCATAACCGATATCTCCTTAATACAAGACGCATTAAATAAATTAAAAGCACCTGTTCTAACTGTTCAAATCAACACCGTTAATACAGGTGGTGGTGGCGGAGGTGCTGGCGGTGGTGGCGGAGGCTCACCAATTGTTCCAGTTCCTTTTGCTGGCATACCATTAGGCGGCGACATTGGCGGAGCAGCAAAAGCTTTAGAATATGCGGCGAAAAAGAATCAAGTTACATTAAATACACAAATGCCTGATTGGCAAAGTTATCGCGCTGGAGAACGAGAAACCAAAGTTACTGTTAACGTCCAAGGTAATGTGATTTCTAATAGAGATTTAACTGACTCATTACGCATGGGATTACTTGACTCAAGTGCATCGGGTTCATTTACTCTATCCAATAGAGCTACTAGAGGCGATTAATGGTTTTACCTGCAACGCTTGACATATCTCTAGATTTCTCGTCGGGAGCTACTTTCGGTATCGGGCTTACCCTTGACGACCCTGTTAACGGTTTATTAGATACAGGCATTTTAGCCGAAACAACAACTCCGTCATTAGTAGCTGATTTAACTCCAGATGCAAGGCGAATAAGCATAAGGCGCGGACGTAATTTAATTAGAGATACTTACGAAGCTGGAAATGCTACTGTTAGAATTTACGACCCTAACGGAAACTTTAACCCACAAAACATTAGTTCGCCTTATTATGGTCAATTAACACCTTTAAAGAAATTAAGAATTTCTGCCGCTTATAGCGGAGTAACTTACTATTTGTTTAGCGGCTATACAACGGATTACATTTATTCTTACGATCAAGGCGAGAACGTTTCCTATGTGGACATAAACGCTTCAGACGCTTTTAGATTGTTTAACTTAGCAGCTGTAACCACAATAACAGGACAAGCCGCTGGGCAAGATACTGGCACTAGAATTGACAAGATTTTAGATACAGTAGATTTTCCTGTCAGCATGAGGTCAATTTCCGTAGGAGATACTTTAACCCAAGCTGATGCTGGCAGCTCTAGGACTTCATTGTCAGCGATTAAAAACTGTGAATTCTCAGAACAGGGGGCATATTATGTCAGCCCCTCTGGCAACGTTGTGTTTAAAAACAGATCAGAGGTTATAGGCAGCGCAGGTGACACTCCTATTGAGTTTAACCAAACTACTGGGATTCCTTACAAAAACGTAAAGTTTGCCTTTGATGATAAATTGATTGTGAACCAAGCAAACATAACTCGTTTGGGCGGTGCTACCCAAGTTTTTGTTGACGCCGATAGCGTTGCGACTTACTTCCCTCACTCAATTACTAGCTCTGATCTAGTCGTTCAGACAGACGCAGAGGCAGCCAATATTGCTGCTATTTACGTCGCGTCAAGGTCAGACACAACCATTAGAATTGATGAAATGAGCATTGACTTACTGGACTCCAATGTGCCGACTGACACGCTCCTTGGCATGGATTATTTTACTAATGTTCTAATTACCAACATACAGCCTGACGGTTCTACCATTACAAAAAACCTTCAGGTTCAAGGCGTTGCTTGGGATATAACCCCTTCGTCTTGGATTGGACATTTCAGCACCCAAGAAACCTTGGTTGATGGATTTATTTTGGACGATATTTATTATGGTCAGTTAAATGACGATATACTTAGCTACTAGGGGGATAACAATATGGCAGCAGGACTAGGGTTTAAAACGTTTGCAGTCGGTGAAATTCTTTCTGCCGCAAACGTCAACGGATATTTAATGCAGGGAGTTTTAGTTTTTGCTGATGCGACAGCTCGCGACGCAGCAATTACTTCTCCACAAGAAGGACAATTTGCATTTACAAAAGACAATGATTCTTTATGGTATTACTCAGGAAGTGCGTGGGTTAGCTCAGGCGCAACTGGCGATATTGAAGGCGTTACAGCTGGAGTAGGTATTTCAGGTGGTGGCACTTCTGGCACAGTAACAGTTACAAACTCAATGGCAACTGCAATTGATGCTAAGGGTGATTTGATTGGCGGAACTGGCGCAGATACATTTGCAAGATTAGCAGTAGGCGCAAATGACACAGTATTAACAGCAGATTCAACAGCTGCAACAGGATTAAAATGGGCTGCTCCTGCTGGTGGTGGTGGTATGACTTTACTTGCTTCAGGTTCACTTGCTGCAAGTGCAACAGGTTTTGATTTGACTAGCATTTCAGGTGCATACAACGAACTTGTGTTATACATTGCAAATCTAAGTGCAGATGCAACTGGTGGTATTGGTTATGCTACTGTATTGCTTTTGAACAATGATACTGGGGCAAATTACAGCATAACTGGAACTCAGGATACAAACATTGTAAATATTTCTAATAGTTCAGTTGGTTTTACATTATTTTCAACAGAAGATGCAAGTACAAAATATAGTTGTGTAGTTAGAATACCAAACTACACAGATACAACTTCATCAAAAATTATGACCTCAGTTGGTCAACTTTTTACTAATAAATTTCCTAGTAATCGTGCTGGAATCTGGACTGCAACACCCGCAGCAATTGATAGATTAACATTAAAAATCGGTGGCGGTGCTTATGATGGTGGAACATACAAACTATATGGGGTGAAATAATGTTTATACAAGAACACAACTGCGAAACTGGTGAAATCACTTTAAGAGATTTAACAGCCAAAGAAATTGCAGATAGAGAAAAACTGGGCGCACAACAATTGGCAGAAAAAGCAGCGGCAATACAAGCCAAAAAAACAGCACAGGCAAAACTTGCAGCCCTTGGTTTAACTACCGATGATTTAAGGGCTTTAGGTTTATAGCATAATCTTGAGGAATTGTGTCTAAATGAAACCATGGTTATCAAAAGCGGCTGCCCAATTACGCAATCAGGTAGATGATTCTTACAGAGATCGCCAGCGCAAAAGTGATGGGTGGATTGCTGACGATCATCACAAACGTAGAGGTAAAAGCGATCACATACCCGACGCGTCAGCCAACTTTGTTGTTAGAGCAATTGACATTGACGCTCGCCTTTCTGACGACAAACGAGCTTCAGCATATTTGGCAGATCAGATTAGACTCTACGCTAAACGTCATGGACGTATTCATTATGTAATTCATTTAGGCATGATTGCTTCGCCAATTCTAAATTACAAGTGGCGTCGCTATCGCGGTTACAATTTGCATAACCACCATATTCACCTTTCTTTCCGCAAGAACCAAGATAACAATTCTGAATTTTTTGATATACCACTACTAGGGGGCAAACATGAATAGCAAGTTATTGGCTGCAATTAACTCATACGGACGAAGTGCGTTTGTGTGTTTAGCAACTGTATATGTAACAAATCCTTCAGGTTCTTTTGATGATATTTGGAAAGCATTTTTAGTAGCTTTTCTTGCCCCTATCCTTAGAGCTTTGAATCCTGACGACTCAGCATTTGGCATAGGCAGTAAAGAGTAATGTCAGCCCTTGAGTGGGCTGGCTTTGCTGCTGGAATTACCACCACATTAATTGGAGTGCTGGCTGGCTTACGCTGGCTAGTAAAAGGTTGGCTGAACGAGCTTCGCCCCAATGGCGGCTCAAGCATGAAAGACCAGTTGACCTCATTACAACAAGAAACAACACACCTTTCAAATCGCATTGATGAGCTGTTTATTGTCATTAGCAGGAAGTAAAATAAACCTATGGCAACAAAGCGTAAACCTAAAAAGAAAGTAGCTAAAAGACGCAGGACAACTAAAGAGCCTGTTCTTACTAAGCTAGATTATTGGGCAATTGCAGCCAACGAAGTTTATATGGCATGCCGAAAAGCAAACATGGACGAAGGAACAGCTCTTGCGTTTGCAATGGATAGGTCTAGTTATCCTGATTGGATTGTTGACACGACAGACCCAATTAAAAACCCATTAGACGACTTTGACGAGGACGAATAAAGTTAAGCGAATTGTTCTGATTTCAGACTTACAAATTCCATACCATGACCCAATTGCAACTAGAAACCTTGTACGCTTTATTGCAAAATGGAAACCGCATCAAGTCGCAACGGTCGGAGATGAAATTGACCTCCCTCAGCTCAGTAAATGGGAACGCGGTTTGGCGGGTGAGTTTGCTGGAACACTTGACAGAGATCGCCAAGTTACTAAGCAAGTCCTCTACGACTTACAGGTGACAGATATGGTCAGGTCAAACCATACTGACCGATTATGGAATTCAATCAAAACTAGGTTGCCAGCCTTTGCCTCATTACCTGAATTAAAGTTTGAAAATTGGCTTGGTTTGCCTGAACTAGGGATTAAATTTTGGCGCGAACCAATGCCTATTGCACCGAATTGGATTATCCTTCATGGTGACGAGGGACAAGTATCCCAAAAGGGTGGTCAAACAGCCCTAGGGTTGGCTATAAGGCATGGTAAAAGCGTGGTGTGTGGGCATACTCATCGCGGGGGTTTAGCCTCTGTTACAGCCTCGTCAGGGGGCAAAATAGGGCATACCTTGTTCGGTCTTGAAGTCGGAAATTTAATGTCGTTTTCCTCTGCAAAATATCTAAAAGGTGGCAGCGGCAACTGGCAGCAAGGATTCGGAATTTTGTATGTAAAAAACAAAAAGGTTGCGCCTGTGTTTGTGCCTATTGAAAAAGATGGCAGCTTTATAGTTGAGGGTAAAACCTATGGGTAGGCAGACAGATTACGAGCCTAGAGATATTGACGAGCAGATTGACGCTTTTGATGAACTGGGGCTATTGTAACAAAAGCGTTATAGAACACGCCCATAGATGGGTTGTAAATGTCAGTTCCAAGCCTCACAATTTCCTTATCCAAGTTAACGGAACTTGGTGTAACGGAAAGGCTTTAAATGAAAACCAAACATGCTAGAAATCTAGCTAATGTACAACTTAACCCACTTGACTTTGAAAGATTAACTGAAAGTCAAATGGAGTTTAAAGGTCAAAACTGGGAAGTTCAAGAATTCCGATTTGACCAAGAAATGAATTTTAACCATGAGTATATTTTTTGGTGCGAAAGTTACGCAGCTCTTGTCCTTGCTACTCACTTTCTTGACCAAGTAGGTCACACCTATTCAATCGCTTATGACAGCGCAGTTGAGATGTATTGCTTTACTACCGACTATGCAAGTTCTTGGACAAACTAATGACAATCAACGGACTAACGGTTTTGTGGTTTATGATTGCAACTGGATTACTTTATTGGGCTGTCAGCTTATGGCATAAGGAAATTTACAATAAGGGTTACTGGAGGGGCAGGGCGATAGGTTGGGAATCGCACCGACGATTGACCAATATACAAAAACAGTCAGATGAGGTATTTGACTATGAAAAGAACTGAGGAACTGCTCAATGAAATCCACACAACGCTTGCCGATAGAGGCAGCATTTACGGAAGTCCAGAGCAAAATCACCGACGAATTAGCGAACTCTGGTCAGGCTATTTGGACACTTACATTTCGCCTGAACAGGTCGCAATGTGCATGTTGCTCGTCAAAGTCGCACGTCTTAGTCAAACAAGTGACCATGACGACTCACTCCGAGATTTGTTTGGATACGGAATTATTTACGGAAAGATTGTTAGAGAAATGAGGGGTGAGGACGATGGTATTTAACATAAACGACTATGAAACGGTGGAGGTTCGTCTTGCTAAATTTATTG